TTGAAGAGAAAGAAGAAAAAGACGGTTTAAGTGTTGTTGAAGAAAAGGAAACTGTAGAAGCTTCCGATGAAAAATCCGAGCAAGAAGAGTATAGTGACTCAGTTCAGAAAAGAATCAACAAACTAACATATAAGCTCAGGGAAACTGAGAGACAAAACGAAGAAGCACTTACTTGGGCTAAAAAAGTTCAAGACGAGAACGCTAAACTTAAGAAAAAAGCAGACACTGCTAACAATGCAATGTTTACTGAGTATGACAGCAGAGTCAAAACAGAACTAGAAACTGCTAAAGCTGAGTATAAAGATGCATACGAAAGAGGTGATGCAGATCAAATGATTGCCGCCAATGAGAAACTCTCTCGTCTTTCTGTAGAGTCTGAAAGTTTGCGTCGTGTTTCTGAAAAAAGAAAACAAGCAGTTGAGAATGGTGAAGAGGTTCCTGTAAATGAAACAGTAATCCCACCTACACCTGCTGCCCCACCTGAACCTGATCCAAAGGCACAAGAGTGGGCAAAAAATAATTCTTGGTTCGGACAAGATCAAGCATTAACTTTTGCAGCTTTTGGTATCCATCGTGAATTAATGGATGAAGGTTACGATGGAGCAACGGATGACTATTATAAAGAATTGGACAACAGACTTTCCAATTTTGGAAATAGGAACTATACTGATTCCAATGAACAAGTTTCAGACTCTCCCGTGCAGAGAGTCGCTAGTCCTACAAGACAAGCAAGAACTAATAAGGCACGCAGTAATAAGATAAAACTCACACAGAGTCAAGTAGCAATAGCGAAAAAACTAGGTGTGCCTCTTGAAGAGTATGCAAAGTATGTTAAAACATAGGAGTAAATTATGACAGAAAAGAATACAACTAACGAAGTAGAGCAATCTGTTGGTACAGATCGGTCTCCTAGATCTGCTCAATCTCGAGATAAAACATCTCGCAGAACACCATGGAAACAACCTTCTGCATTAGATGCACCTCCAGCCCCTTCTGGTTTCAAGCATCGATGGATTAGAGAATCTATACTAGGTCAGGACGATAAGACTAATATGTCTAAGCGTTTACGTGAAGGCTTTGAGCCTGTTCGTGCTGAAGAGTATCCAGATTTCGAAGCTCCAACGATACTAGACGGAAGACATGCAGGTGTTATCGGAGTAGGTGGGTTAATCCTGGCAAGGATTCCTGAGGAAACAGTAAATGAACGGAAAGATTATTTCGATGGTCTTACCGCAGACGCGATGCGTGCTGTTGACACAGATTTGATGAGAGAAAGCGATCCTTCTATGCCAATTAGTAGACCTAATAGGCAAAGTAAAGTGACTTTCGGAAAAGGTTCTTAGGTAAAACTAAGATTTTTAACAACATATTTTATAGGTAAAATAACATGGCAAATGTAAATGACCCAGACGGTTTTACTCCTGCATATCATATGTCTGGTGGAACAATCAGACCAGCTGAGTTTGCAATAGCAAGTGCTACTAATGCTTCGATTTTTTCGGGTGATGTAGTAAATCTCTCAAGTGGATTGGTTATTCAAGGTACTGCGACAGGTACTCCATTAGGTGTATTTGCAGGTGTAGAATATACAGCAACAACAGGAGAAATCATCTTTTCTAAGGTGTGGACTGCTGATACTGCTACTTTAGGTTCTGCAAATGCGAAAGCGTATGTTTATGTTGATCCAGATATTGTTTATGAGGCTCAGTCTACTGGTACTCCTACTCAAGCATCAATCGGAACAACTAATACAATTTCGACAACTGCAGGTGATTCTTCAACAGGTCGATCAAAAGAAGGTGTGACAACTACAACTTCTAGTGGTATTGCGACAGTAGTAGGCTTCCCAGATAAGCCATCAAACTCTATTGGACAATATGCTAGAGTGTATGTGACATTCCCAGCTTCTGTGTTCGGCAATAGCTAAAAGGTGATTAATAATGGCAATTAACAGAGCACAACTAGTCCAAGAACTAGAACCAGGATTGAACGCACTTTTTGGTCTTGAGTATAGCAGATACGAAAACGAGCATACTGAAATCTTTGATACAGAGAATTCAGACAGAGCGTTTGAAGAGGAAGTTATGCTTTCAGGCTTTGGTGAAGCACCAGTGAAAGGTGAGGGTGCAGCAGTCAGCTATGACTATGCGCAAGAAACTTTCACTGCTAGGTACTCACACGAGACTGTAGCATTGGCTTTTGCTTTAACAGAAGAAGCTATAGAAGACAATCTGTACGACAGTATATCTGCTAGATATACTAAAGCGTTGGCTCGCTCAATGAGTCAAACAAAGCAAGTAAAAGCTGCGAATGTACTTAATAACGGTTTCTCTACTTCCTTCCCAGGAGGAGATGGAAAACCTCTCATGACAACTGATCACCCTACCTTAACGGCAGGCGATCAAGCGAATGAGCCAAGTACTGCTGCTGATTTGAATGAAACTTCTCTAGAGAATGCAATGATAGATATCTCTGCATTTAAAGATGAGCGTGGTTTAAAAACTAATGTTCAGGCTAGAAAGTTAATCGTTCCACCAGCATTACAGTTTGTTGCTGACAGATTGATAAACACTCCTAACAGAGTTGGCACATCTGATAACGATATTAATGCTCTTAGAAATATGAGCATGCTTCCTGACGGTTATGTGGTAAACCACTTCTTAACCGACACTGATGCGTTTTTCATTAAGACAGACGCACCAAATGGATTAAAGCATTTCGTTAGAAGTCCAATGTCAACTGGTATGGAAGGTGACTTCGAGACTGGAAACATGCGTTACAAAGCTAGAGAAAGATATTCTTTCGGCTTTAGTGACTGGCGTGGTATTTACGGATCCCCTGGAGCGTAAATAATCCATTTCTTTGTAAAGGGGAGCTATATGCTCCCCTTTCTTTTTTTGCAGAATTGATATAGACTAAGGGTCTAGGGTTTATTAATTTTGTTCTACAGACTGACCTAGCAGACAAGCCAAGACGGTAGAACTTTTTTCCTAGGAGGAAATTATGGCAAAATCAACCTTTTCAGGTCCTGTAAGATCATTATCAGGATTTATTTCATCAGGTAATGCTAATGTTGTTAGTTTAACTGCAGACACATCCTTAACAGTAGATGCCCACGCAGGTAAAATTTTAACAACTAACGACGCAGACGGTAAATTTACTTTACCTACTATCGTTGCTACTGCTCCAGGAAGGGACGATGATCCTAATCAAACAAATAATTTAGGTGCATCATTCTTTTTTGTAGTAGAAACTGCAGCAACTGACATGGACATTTTAACAGATGGTACAGATAAGTTTGTAGGTGGACTTTACACTGGTGTAACAGACGCAACAGGTAAAACTTTCATTTCTGGTGCATCTAACGATGTTATCACTATGAATGGAACCACTAAAGGTGGACTTGTAGGTAGTATTGTTAAAGTTACTGCTATGGCAAGTGCTAAATACGCAGTAGAAGGAATTATTTTAGGGTCAGGAACTTTAGTTACACCATTCGCTGACGCGTAATATAGGAGTTTAATATGGCAGACGCAGTAACTTCAACCACTCTGTCAGATAGTGATAGGTCAGTTGTTATTCAGCTGACCAACACATCCGATGGTTCAGGTGAGGCAGCAGTAAATAAAGTTGATGTAAGTGGTTTAGCAACTAGAACTAGTGACGGTAAAGCATGTACAGGAGTTAGGTTAGCTAAAATCGTTTATTCAACTTTTGGTATGAGTATCAAACTTTTGTGGGATGCTACTACTAATACTATCTGTTGGGATCTTAATGCAGACTACACAACTGATGAAGATTTTTCAGAGTTCGGTGGAATCAGAAACACCGCAGGTAGTGGAAAAACAGGAGATATACTATTAACAACTACAGGTCACTCAAGTGGTGATTCGTATGTTATTGTACTAACTTTATTTAAAGAGTTTTAGATAAATGGCTACTTCTGATTCTAAGGTCTTTAGCCTTAACACAGCTGAGGTAATAGAAGAGGCTTACGAATTAGCAGGTCTTGAGATGCGCACAGGTTACGATGCTGCAACTGCACGAAGATCTCTCAACATAATGTTTTCGGATTGGGCAAACAGAGGTATTAATCTGTGGACAGTAGAACAAGTCACACTAGACTTAACTTCAGGTACATCAACATATACACTAAACTCGTATGATGTAGATGTACTTGAAGCAGTTGTTAGAGTGTTTGACAGTACTACCAGTTCTTCGTATAGTGATATTTCTATAGACAGGATTAGTAGATCAGAGTATCTAAATTTACCTGACAAAACAATTACAGGAAGACCTTCTCAATATTTTGTGGATAGAAAAGAAACACCAATCTTGTATCTTTACCCTACACCAGATAACACAACCACATACAAATTTATAAGTTACCGAATACAAAGGATAGACGATGTAACAGCTTCAGCACAAGATCAAGAAGTACCTAGTCGTTTTATTCAATGTATGACACTAGGCTTATCATATCAACTTTGTCTGAAAAGAAACCCACAGAAAGCTGGTTTATTAAAAATAGATTATGAGGAGAGTTTTAACAGAGCTGCAGATGAAGACAGAGACAGAAGCAGTATACACCTTACACCGAGGATAAGATATTAATGGCATACTCTAGTGGTAAAAATGCATATGGTATCTGTGACATAAGTGGGTTTAGGTACAAACTTAATGACATGAAAAAAACATGGAACGGTTTGTTGGTTGGACCAGATATGTATGATCCTAAACACCCACAACTTATAACAACTAGAAAAACTGTAGACCCAGAAGCATTACTTAACCCTAGACCAGATGTTAAATCAACAATAAATTTAGGTCAAGTTAGAATAAGTAATCCTAAAAATTCTGATGGAGTCAGTTCACCTATCATGTATGCAGTGAACAGTGACACAATAGGTTCTATGTACAGTTTACCAGAATCAACTGGTGCTGTAGGCAATGTAACGGTATCAACATGAGCTACACATACACAACTTTAAAAACAGCAATACAAGACTATCTAGAAAGTACTGAGACTAGTTTTGTATCTAACCTAACTACTTTCATAACAACGGCAGAAGAACGAATATTTAAAAATGTACAGTTAGATGACTTTAGAAAAAATCA